ACCGACTTGGTAGTGGTGCCAAGGTCGTTGCCCTCTGCGTCACGGTCGGCGTGTTCTTCCACCAACCCCGGCGAGGTCTGCTCAAGTTCCTGCGCCACAACACCCAACTGCGTGATTTGCTGCGGGTCATCCTTCATCTTGAACTTGCGGAACCGCACGGCCTTCAAGTCATCCCATTGCGAACCTGCGTCCACAATGTCGGTCTTCATTTTGGCATCGGAGATTGTGCCGTATGAGCCATTTGTGTTGGTGACGTTACCTGAGTCTGCCACTTGAAATCTATTTTCTACGCCAAATACATTTGCCCTAATAAGGTAATACGAATTGTTTGTGGTATTCCTATCTGCTGCGACTTCTAAAACATTTGCTGTATTAGAGGCATTTTGGTTGCGTATAAGCAAACCAATATCATTTGCGTTTTGATAAAACTCCGCATATGCACCCGTACTGTCTGTGTACGTCCCGTTATTACTCGCCTTGAAATACCCCCCGCTCGTGATGCGGGCGCGTTCGGCGAATGTGGAGTTGCCCGTACCAAAAGCAAGGGTTTGGTCGGTGTGCAGCGTGGCGAGGTTCCCGGTGCGACTACCCAAATAGCCGTTGCAGTTGGTGTTATCAGTAAAACGAATTTGAGTGGTATTTGCGCCGCTTACAACATGTAGTCTTTCAGCCGGACTCGTCGTACCCACCCCCAAGTCTCCATCCGCATCCAGCGTCATCGCCTGCGTGAAAGAGATGACATCGCTGCCGGTGCCGTTCCATGAGGGGGCAATAGACCAAGCATGAGTGCCGCCATCTTGTGTGTACTGTGATGCAGCAGCACTTGTTGCATACTTAAATGCGCCATTGTAATACGCATTAGAAAGTACACGAATGTTTCCTGCGCCGTTTCCCCAGATGGAATTTCCAACTGCGCCAACTTCAATCGCTTTTCCAACACTCCACGCACTCGGCGTGACGCCCAAGCCGAGGTTGCCGGAAGTGTCAAGCAACATCCTCAACGTATCACTGGTGCCAAATCCAAAATTCACCGCAGAAGTTGTACCAATGTTGACCGAGTAATTTCCGGCGTTCCCACTGCCCCAAAAAGTTCCGGTAGAACTTGAGACGCCATACTGGAAAACGCCGCCAGTATTAGAAACAGTCGCAAGCGCGTAGCCAGTAGTCGCACCAGAGTTTTTGAAGAACACGGTGTTGTTGGTGCCACCGATGTCCAGTTTTGCACCCGGCGAAGTCGTCCCGATGCCGACGTTAATCCCCGACGCTGTGTAGAGCGAGGTGGAGGTAATACGCATGGCTTCAGTGTCATTGGTGGCAAAAACTAGCGGATAGTTCGCCGTTCCAAGTGTTAAAACTGAACTGGCGGTATTTATATAACCTAATCGGTTCCCACCAGTATAAAAACGCAATTGATCTGTGCCTGTTTGCCTTTCTAAATAAATAATGCCTGCATCAGCGCCTCCAAATGCAATAGTGCCGTTTACGTTTCCGGGGGAAGTTGAGGATGTGCCAATTAATAAATTCGTCCCATCAAACACCAACCCCGTCCCACTGGTCGCCACCTTCGACCCGTTCAAGTACAACACGCCGTTGGCGGTGCCGCCGGAGAGAGCAAGAGTTGTACTGATGGTCGCGGAAGACGAGGTGAGCGTCGTGATGTTCGCCGAAGCAATACTCAGATTGCTGATGACGAGGCTGGTCAGCGTCAGGTTCGTGATCGTGGCCGAGGTTGCAGTCAACTGCGTGATGGTGGCCGAGTTGCTGCCGAAGTCTGCGATGTAGTTGAGCGCGTTGACCGTATCCGTGCCGTTGGACGCCAGCACGACTTTCTTACCGGCAGGGACTGACACACCCGTCTGGCCCGAGACCTTCACCGTCACCGCACCGGAGGCGTTGTTGAAGATGAAGTAAAGTTTCTTGTTGGCAGGAACAATAAGGTTCGTGCTGGCCCCACCCGTACCCGTCAGTTCAATGTACATATTACGGGCGACACCGGTCGCGCCGTTCGGGATGGTGATGGTGGTATCAGTACCGGTTGAAACGGCCTGAGTGACGTAACCTGAAATTGCCTGTTCGATCAGGGTTCCAAGATTGGTGTTCGTGGTATTACCCCACGTACCGGCTTGGTCGCCCGTTCCGATCAGTTCAAGAGCAAGGTTAGTGCTGTATGTACTACTCATCTTTAGTTACCTCACGCCGCAATCTGCGTCCAATTTGGGTTTTGCGTCGTACTAATATCTGTCCAAGTCGCGCTTTGCGCGTTGTTAATTCCTGTCCAATTCGCGTTCTGATTGGTATTAATCTGTCCCCAGATGTTGACTACCCCAACCGCGCCGGTTCCGGCTACCCCAGAGACTACAACATTTGAGCCTGACGATGTAGTGACCGTGCCGACTGCGCCGCTTGCCGATACACCCGTGACAAAAACCTTGATTTCAAGCCGTACATCGACCGTTCCAACTTCCCCTGTACCCGAGACTCCGGTGACCGAGAGGTTCTGATCGGTAACAACAAAAACTGTCCCAACCGCCCCGGTCGCAGCCACTCCGGTAACAGCAGCAACTGCTGCCGCTGCAACTAGGACATCCCCGACTTCGCCCGTAGCAGAAAGCCCGGTAACAGGAACAATAGCCGCTGCCTGTACCGTAACGGTGCCGACCGCTCCCGTCCCCTCAACGCCGGTAACGGCAAGGACTTGATCCGTTTTAACGAATACGGTGCCAACGGCACCCGAAGCCTCAACCCCGGTAACAACCGCGACTGCCGAGGCCGCAACGACGACATCCCCTAACTGCCCGGTGGCTTCAACACCCGTGACGGAGATAACTTGGTCGGTAACGACAACAACTGTGCCAACGGCACCCGAAGCCTCAACGCCCGTAAGAAGGACATTGGCTACGCCAACAACCGTGACCGACCCAATCTGGCCTGTGGCTTCAACGCCCGTAACGGGGATATTTACGGAGCCCGTGACAACAACAGATCCTACCGCACCCGTTGCAGTAAGATTGCCAACACCTTCGCCCCAACCTTGTTCGCCCCAGCCTACGCCGGAAGCGTTCCAACCGTCGAAGGCGACTATGACGCCTGCCACGGCCCCTGCCTAATTAAATTAGGCGATACGGAGGATTGCGGTTGATGCTGCAGCAGCCGGGAACTGGATAGTGAAGTTGCCCGCCGTCGAGGTTTTATCCCCGCCGAACGCCAGCACCGCCACCGCCTTGTTACTTTGACTGCTGTTGTAGATCAACGCGCCATTTGCCGTAATTGTGGCCGAGTCCCACGTAATGTCGTCAAAATCCAAATACGCCGTCGTGCTGCTTGAAGTCGGTACTTGCGAGATCGTCAACGTCTTACCGCCAGCAGTGTAGTTCGTACCAGACGAAGAAACTTCGTCCGTAGTCGTATATGCCGTAGTAGACGCACTCAACGTAGCAGACGAGGTGTACAAAGCGATCTTGAAGACATCCGCAGCCGTCGAAGCCCGGATTACGCCGGTCCCAAAGTTGTGGATTCCGTCAAGAATCTCAACCTTAAACGACGTTGCCATTGCCTGAGTAATAGCCATCTCAATCTCCTAAATGCTCTATAGCATTCATAAAACCGTTTTCAATCAATATGCGCCGCAGGTTCATCCGCTCGGATTCCTGTGCTTCCTTGAAGTACTGCGCCAGAACACGTTTAAGTTCTGAACGGTTATTAATGCGAAGAAGGCGATCAACAGCACGATCTGCCATCTCGTCTGGCGTAAATCCACGACTGTCCGTGGTAAACACCTTTACCGTACCAAGTTCTAACCCACCTTCAAAACTCATGTGACCGGAATCCTCGCTTGTCCTGAACGGTACGCATCCTGACGATCCAGACCATCGCCCAGACGCTTCAATTGAGCAAGGGCTTCCTGATACTTCTGCTCGTAGTACTGCATCATATCGGCTTCGCCCTTGAGATAAGTGTACGCCTCGCGGAGCGATCCGTAGAGCAACACGGTCTCAAAGTTGTCCCCAAGCCACGATGTTGAATTAGTAACAATAGAAACCGGGTAATAGTAGTAATGCAGTTCGGCCGTGTACGCAACGTCTGGGGTCGGCCCAAGAATCATGCTGGAGTTATTCCAGATAGCGTAGTACTTAGGCTTCCCATACGAGTTGGGTGGTGGATACGCAGCGCGGATGTAGTTCACATCCTTGTTTAGTAGGTACTCGTACTCACCCGTAGTCGGGTCAATCACCGCAAGCGAGAACGTCGAGAGCCAATCAGACGGCAGGGAGAAATACTGAAATTGCGCCGTCATCGTACCGGTGACGTTCTTACGAATCGCCGGGATCTGGACTGAGTTATAAATCCGCTCTTCAGCCAACTGCACAAACGTAGGGATATTCGCTACAAAAGACGTTTCCGTGCTTTCGCAGTAATCCTGAATCAACGTTGAGAGTTGACTGTAGTTCACGGAGACCAGCCAGACCGGTACTTGCTGTTGTTCTCAAGATTGATCTGAGACACGAACTTCGTGCCCTTGGTCGCAGCGCCAGCACCCTTCATTTTCATGTGGGTAACGCCCTTGTTGACATCCTTCTCAGGATAGCCATTACGACCCGTCGAATCCGTGTTCGGCCTAATCTTGCCGGGGTTCAGTTCTTTCATGATGCTTACCTCGGGCCAGAAGACTTACGCACCGGGCTGCGCTGGTTCATCACCTTCGCCATATTCCGACCGTACTTCTTCATGTCGCTGTTGGTCTTGCCACCAGCACGCATGTTCTTGACCCGACCCGGACCGTGAGCCTTGCTCGCCGGGAGAGCCGCGTGTTTTTCAAGTTTACTCATAGCCATCTCAATCTCCTAGGTCGTAACGACCGTTACCGTCCCGACTTCACCTGCCGGGGCTAAATCATTTGGGGTTAACCCGGCATCGTCTGCTCTAGCCCCTCCTACGGGAGCCCAGCCCCATTGTATCTGACGACTGCCATTTGCGCCGTCATTACCTACCGCAAAATAACTCGTATCCGGTCGCGGATTCCGCAACGCCTGCGGGTCGTCCACGGGGTACAAACCAAGCGATAATTGAGGCTGATCCGGCTCCCAACACTCCGAACATACCAAGATATTTACGTTCTTGGTCTTGATCACGAGCGACTTTAACTGCTTCAGTTTGTACTGAAACCCGCAGCGGTCGCACATGGCGATAGCGTTTTTGCCACTGGCAAACCTGTTTGGCATTAGTAGCCACCCAAGAAACTCTCACGTGGGACAAAGCGTACTGCGGCTTTCTCACGATCCTCGCCAGAAGCCAAATCCCAAGCCTCGTCATACTGGGCCTTCAAGACCTGAGTACGACCCTCTGCACCCGGAATCTTTAGCGACAGCATATAGGCCAGCCCAGCAACCATGCAGGGCAGGAAGCGGAACGGGATATCCTGACCATTAACGCCTGTACCGGGGTCAAACATACGACGCAGACGGGTGTAGTAAAGAATCCAAGTAGTGCTGTTATCGGGCTTCGGCCAGACCGTAAACTGAGGGTAAACAATTACGTTATCCGCACCCGTCGCGCCCGTGCGGCGATTAATCCAAATCTGGATCGGTCGGCCTGTCGCATTCTTGTTCGGTATTGATACGTAGGTGCTGGATGAAATACGCGAGATATTGATGTCCTGCTGATTGGTACCAGACCCAGTACGGATTACATGGTCAAGCAGGTCTACCGTATCCACCGGCAAATCATAAGTACCGACGTTGTAGGTCAAAGTGTGGGTGCCTTGCTCTAGCGTCCACAAGTTCACGCCACGATTAGCCCAGTCCATCAGAAGCAGGGCAAGACTACGCTTCGACGTACGGAAATCATAACCCGTACGCAATTCAGCCCCACAACGCTCAAAAGCCTCTTCAATAATAGTATTGAGGTCGAGGTTGAAGTCTGTCGTTGCTGTAGTTTTATCGACCATGAATATTATGCTCGTTTACTATTCAAAATTAAGGCCGAAATCAGAAGGTGAGCGATAAGATTTAAGTGCGTCATCACTATAATCTATATTCTTCTCTTTTAAAAAGTTCATTACTGTATTCGGATCAGTAGCACCTTCCCCTACTCTGTTATACCCTTTATTGGCTGCAAGAGTGTACATAGCCGAATTTCTTTGGGCGTCGGTTATTGGGGTGTTTTTTAATTCTTCATATCTAGCGGTTGTGTTTTTATTCCTTTCTAAACGGCTTTCATAATTTTTCAATTCTTCTGGATTTATGTATTCATTGTCGCCAAATTGGACATCTGCAGTGCCATACGCACCATTAGCAAACCGGTTATAGTAGTACGGATTCTTTACCTTGCCAGC